TTTCTGACGGCGGCGGCGTATAAAGTCGTGTACTTCGGCTTTCGGCCATAACCGTTTGCGCGGCGAAATCACAAACGGCTTTGGAAAGTCAGACTGCTTGCAAGTCTGATTAACGAATGTTGCGCGTTTGACGTGTAGTAATTCCGCGCATTCTTGCGCTGTTAGATACATCTTTTGCCTTTCTGATTTTTCTCTATTCGTTCGTTAGTAAATCATCGTCCCAAGATATTCTCAACTGTTCTAGTATAGTAATATTTTTAGCCACGGTAACTTTTCTATATTCAGTTTTGAAACCTTTTTGATGTAAGGTTCTTAATACTGCTACTGCTGCCCAGTCTTGCGCCATTGGCATATCCTTGAGCCATAATGAATAAGGTTGTTCACTAATAAAAACCTCCGTCTTGCCTTTTTCCTTTGACTCCTTTATTTTCTTATCAAGAAAATCTTGATATTCTTTGATTTTTCCAATGCGGTCCCATTGTGTTGAATTTAAATCAATACATTTCCGTTTTTCCATAATCTTTATCCTTTAATAGGTCGTCACATTCTTGGGTTGTGAGGTACATTTTAATCCCCTTGTTTTATTTTTGAACAGTCTCCTATTTGGACGGTGTATTCTTTTCGGTCGTGCGGCTTGTTTTGGTTTACCGCCTGCGCTTTCGGGATTCATTTCATCTATCCTTACTCTTCAGGCGGCGTTGGTAGATACATCCAATGGCTGATAGGGTACTCTTCGCTAATAAACTCCCCACGATAATCAATAAAATTATCATCTGACATCCTATCTTCACAAAGACACCATGAAGCATCTCCGCATCCATCACCACAAAAGGCAAATAAGCCGCTTGCAAATCTTCCGTCTGTAAAAAACCACCCAGCCCAAACAGGCATTTCTAACGGCGGCAATTCTTCAGATGCTTTCTTCCATTCGTTCATCTTTAAAATCCTTTCATAAATGTAATCCAATGTGTGCCTGTTTGGGTTGCCTTGTGTTTTCTCGTTACATGCCCAAAAATTGGTTTTTCTTCAGTCAAAGATAGTATTTCTTTGACTGATATTTGATTTTCGTTCCATTTAAAAATTAATATTCCGCCATCCTCCAACACTCGGAAACATTCGGCGAACACCTTTTTAAGGTCTTTCCTCCAATCTTCGCCAAGTTTCCCGTATTTCTTGGCCAACCATGAATTTTTCCCGGCACGCATTAGATGTGGGGGGTCGAAAACAACAAGGCGGAAGCTCTTTTCAGGGAATGGTATATTTGTAAAGTCCATTTTTATATCAGGCTTAACTTCTAGGTATCGCATTTTTTCCCTGTCTTTAAAAAAATGTTCCTCTTGCCTAATGTCGCCAAACAGGACACGTTGGTCTTCTTTGTCGAAATACATCATCCGTCCACCACAGCACGGGTCAAGGATTTTCACTTCATCTGTCCTTTCTGATATTCGTTTATTTGCACCACCCCTTTCGGGATTCCTGATAGCTCGATAGCTATGACGACTGCGGCGATCAGGATTGCGACAATTATTTCTTTCATGCCGCTGCGTCCTGTCGCATAAGGCTAATCAGGTTCGCCGCGCGTTTAAAATGCTTAGTCCAGTTGAAACAGCTAAATCCTGTTCCGCTGTCGCAATGTCGTATGATGTTTTCCGAATCCTTGACAGCCTGAACTAGCGCGCCGCCCTTATTGGCGACAAGCATTTTCATCATCGGCTGACGCACGTCACCGATACGCTGCGGGCGGATTGGGTTTAATGGCTTGCCGTACATTTCCGAAAGTGCTGAATCTGCCTGAATCCCCACATCGTAAAGCAGGTTTGTGGCGTGTAAGATTCGGTCGGTAAATTCGGCATATGGCATTTTCAGGCGGCGGGCTTCCGCACGTGAATCGCTACCGTTGACTACCTTATCAACCGCTGAAATGATTCCGCTATCAAGCTCTAAAAACGTCATGGCTTTCTTGGTAACGCTGACCGCGATTGAGTATGTGGACACTTCAGCAATCAAGCGAACCGGCGCGTCTTTCAAAAACTCTTCATACGCGGCAAACAGATTAGACAGCGGGCGCAATACCAATTGACGCTGATTCGGGCTAAGGTCGTCAAAATCCTTAGTCCATTGCGCGACTGCTTGCGACGCTTCCCTGCAGGCAAACTCTACGCTTTTCTCGTTCGTTGGGTCGTCTGTGTTGCAGTACAAGCCAAGTCGCTGAACCTGCTTAATGATATGCTCTACGAAGTTGATTAACTCCTGATTGCAGGCATAGCGCATATCTTGCAACGACAGCCACATCTTGACGCTACATGTAACCGCTTCGTCTGCTGATACCTTTTCGCCTGACAGCATTGCGTTGATGTTGTCCTTTTGCTCTTTCGACATCCCCGATAGCTTGTTGCGGTCAATGTTTTTCACTTTGCCCGCACGTTTCAGGGCGCGCTCTTGCTGCGTTGATTTCTTTGCTGCTCGCTTGGCGGCAAGTATTTGGCTTGCCGTCGGTTTTGTTGTTGCTGCTACTGTTTGCATTTTGTTTCCTCGCTTTGCCGTCCTCTCAACGGCTCGGGCGTTTGGCTGCCTGCCTGTGGGGATTAGTTGTCTGCTGATAATTTCATTGCCGCGTCTATCGCGTCGCGCATATTGTCGAGATGTTTTTCAACACACTCGCGCGGGAGTAATACGCTGCCTATTTTGTTGTGCTTGTCTGCAAACCAATCAAGGCGCACGGTGTCAGGGTGTGGGATGATTTCAAACTCTTCGGCATAGTCAGCATTAACCGTTAAATTACCCTTGAGAACGAACCAAACAGATTGGAATTGCGCATGTATAACAACCCCTGTCGCGCCATCTGATTTTCGACGCATAAGGTCGCCGAATTTAAATTGATGGGTCATGTCTCACTCCTAAAAGGGGATGTCATCTGATTCGTCACTACCATTAACAGGAGCGGCCGGTGCTTGTCGGCGTGGCGACGTTGGCGTTTCTGTTTGCGCCTGTTGCGCCTGTTGTTCACTGTTGCCCCCGCCCAGCATCTTCATTTCGTTGGCGATGATGTCGTATGCGGTACGTTCGATACCGTCTTTGCCTTGATATTNGAACTCTGTTTTCTCTACTGATTCGCCAGTCTTACTTTTCCATTTTTCTGATGTAGCCAGCCCAAAGTTACATAATGCCTCCCCGTTATTTAAATAACGGACTTCAGGGTCTTTTGTTAAACGACCAATTAGAAAAACCTTATTTAGCATTTATATGCCTCCATGTTTTATTAAGTTTAATGTTTGATATAGCAGTTTTTGAGACTCCATATTTCTAAGATATTTCTAAGATGTTTTGCTTTTGCGATATGAGAATTTTTATCTCTTTAACTTTTTTATCTGTCAGTTTCTTTGAAAGCATTTCTCCCTTTGCCTGCCTGCTTTTCTTTTTACAATCTTCCATATTTTCTTTTCTCGTTCCTATAAAAAGATGTTCAGGATTAACACACTTTCGATTATCGCAAATATGGCATATATCCTTATTATTAATAAGGATTCCAAATTTTAATAAGGCGGAGAATCTATGTGCGTAAATACTTTTGCCAAGAAAACTAAATCTCCCATATCCATTAGATTGAGTTGTCCCGACCCATTCATGGCAGCCTGTTTCTGAAATTTTTACCTTCTCATAAAATCTTTTCTTTATTCCCTCAATGGTTTGGATTTTTACTTGTCCTTTTCTCATTTCCCTATCCTAATTTCCTTTATGGTTTTGACAGGCTTCCAAACGACCTTTCCGTCTATCTCTTGCGCCTGCCTGATTCCTACGATGTGAATATCAGGATTGCCCGCCGACAGCCTGATAAACTCTTCGGCGGTCTCGATTGACGAATACTCAGGGCTGATTTGGTAACGGGCGTTGCTTAACCGCTTCCATTTGCGGGTATCCTCGTACCACTTGGAATCCTCTTTGTTGTAAACAAGCCGCCGCCGCTTTTCTTCTTCGGGACGGCTTTTGCCAAAGACTGCGAACATGACGGCTCCTTACAGGGCGTTGATTTCCGCTGCTTGCTCTTCGGTCAGTGCGTATTCTTCAAACACTTCGGCAACCTCTTTCACGCCTGTTGATACTGCTTCAACCAATGCCGCGAACTGCTCTTCTGTCGGCGTGGGCTTGGTCGTTGTTTCAGTTGTTACTTCGGGTTTCTCTTCGATGGCGGCGGCACCATCTACCATAGCATTAAGGTCTTGCGCGTCGGACTTTTTGACTTCTTGGATTACGAACCAGTCAGACGGCTTGCTCATGCCGTCTTTTAGGCTTGTATAGATTTTCCGCAATTCGACAATCTGCGCGGGGCGGATGGCTTCGAGACGGCATTGATAACGTTCTTGGATGTTTTCGGGAGTAATGCCAAACTTACCCATCGCTTCGGTCAGTTTTCGGATGGTCTCTTTGACTTCTTCCGGTTTTGTGCCGACGCTTGCCGCCTGTGTGATGGAACACTGCGCCAAAGCTGCCTCCACAATATCACCGGGAATCACGCTCAAGATACAGGCACGCAGTCGGCGGCTACCCTGATTCGCTACCATCTCGTAGATGTCACGCGGGTCGGTAAGTGTTTTTGCGCCACCTTTTGACACGCGTTTATGTACGACCTGAAAAACCTTTGCTTGTCGGACGTTGGTTTCCAAGTCCCAAGCGTAAGCCTCGACCGTTGATACACCGCTTTCTTGCGACAGTTCACGAATACCAAAATCGATATTGCCCCAGTTCTGCGCCAAGACTTCAGCCAGTCGGATTGATGGGCCTTCGACGTTTTGCCCGCCGCGCGGGTAACTGTAAACCGCTGAATCTGCCAACGTTTGGCGTGTGCAGGCGTTGATGATGCGGTCGGCTGCCTGAATCTGATTGCGCGGGAACTGTTTAGCCATGAATACCATTGCTTGGATTTCGCTGGCTTCGCGTTGCGCCTTGACTTCAGTCATTGTGTTTGGCAACGCTTCGGAAGCTGCATCCTTTTGAAACGGGTTTCTTACCATTTGATTCATTTCTTAATCCTTGTCATAAAATGCCCAAGCCGGTAAAGATAACGGCTCGATGTTTTCGCTGTATGCGTGGAATGTATTTGCCTTGATACATTCGGCAAGCGTCCTTAAATCTCTGCGGAACAACTCATGTCCGCGCTCTTTTGCCTGCTCGTCCAACGTGTAGCAGGCGACGGCAAACGGTGCTTTTTTCTCAACGGCGATAAAGATAAATCCTTTCGGATATTCCCCCGTCGCCTGATAAATGCCGTTGCTGTAAAAGGCGTCCTGAACGTGATAGCGGTAATTTGCAACCGACCGCGCGAAACCATGCGGGCTTGCGTCCTCCGTTGACTTCAGGTCAACGATGATTCCGTTGCTATTCCAAAAATCAGGACGGCAACGGCAATCAATCCCTGTTTCATCGTCGCGCCAAAAGACAGACTGTTCAGGCTTGCCGCTACTCAACAATGCCGCCGCCTTTGGGTGTGCTTGTATGGCTGCCGCCATGCCTTTGATTTGCTCTACCCATTCGGCTTTTAGAATCGTCTTTCCACTTTCTGCAATCTCTGCCAATTGTGCCTTACCGTCTTTGGTGCGCCCGTTGAAGTCATCGGGTAAGACCGCGTAAGATTCAGCAAACACTTCGGGCAACAAGATGTAGTCGTGAAACGCGCTGCCGAAAATCATCGCCTGTGTGCTTTCGGTTTCCGATTCCCGTGCGTGTTTGTAATGCGCGGGGCTTTTGGCAAGCTGGTCTAACTGTGTCTTGCTGACTGCTGCATGGCTGTGGTAGTCGGCATTGCTCATATTGCTTATGATTGTCATAACCCACCCGCCAAAAGGCTGTCCATATAAACCCGCGCGTCAGATTCCGTCTTGAAAACTTGAACATTCTCCAACTGCGACCGCTTTGTCTTGTCGGGTAGGAACGTAACCTTGTTGTAGCCGTCGGGCATGATTCCGACTTGATACCCGCCTTGTACTTTTCTCATGGCTACTTTCAGGCTGCGCGGCAAACCCATAAAGCCTTTAACCTTTGCCGACAGGCTGCCTGCAAGTTCGTATGGTCGATGGTTCATTTCGGAATCTCCTTGTGCTTGCAATATCGCATTGATGGTTTACCGGTTTTCTTATCCACCTTCTCATTACCATGCTTATCAACTCGAGGCTTGAGAATTGCTATATAAACAGGGCGGATAAAATCTTCCTTACCCTTGCAAAGCTCCACAAAATCCATAGCTATCTTTTCGGACGAAAAGTCGCCTGAAATTTGATAGCAGCCTGTATCTTTCGCAAAAGACTTTTCTTCATCTTTAATTTTCACGCCAAATTTGTTAAAAGAATTTTCAAACTCTTTTTTCTTTAACTTACCAAATACTGCAAACATTATTTAACCTCCGCGTCGCCGCGCATTCTCTCGGCGGCTGTAAGTTTTTTGTACATTTCCGCGATTACGGCTTCGTTTTCGCGCGTCGCTTTTGCTGCCGCTTGCATTTCATGGCGGACTACAACATCGCGGATGTTTTCGTATGGGTCTAAGGCGTCCACGTCGATAAATGCGGCGTCTGTCGCGTAGTCCATATATGCCTGCGCTTTCGCGTATGCTTGTACGCAAAAAGCTACTGTCGCCGAAGCGATGATGATTGCTGTG